TTTGCCATAAAATTTAACTTTTAATCCTCGCAGATTTGATTTCTCAATCACCGCCATATCATAAGATAAACAATCCCATATTTGTAAATGGTCTAAGGGTAAAGGATCATCAACCGCTTTCCATACATAAGCGGATATAGGTAGCTTGTCGTAGAGTGCTCCGTAGTTTGTAAGCATTGATTCAATACGAAACGCTTGACCTTTAATTGCTTTAGCCGTCATCCACACACAAGGTTCTAATTCACCATGGCCTGACTCGTGATTATATAAAAACTCTTTGCGAACAAAGCATTTAACGGGCGGAATATTAGCTACTAAAAAAGCCATTAACAGTCTCCGTAGGAGTCTCCATATTTAGCTTCACATGCGACGGGTAGCCCAGTAGCCCAACTAGGAGGCGTTGACATAATGTCTACGATGAAGTCCTTAGCTAACATGACTTCGGGTGTTGGTGCGACGCAGACTACCGCATCGTGAACAGTCAATACAGGTTTATATTTCTCATTAATTTTAATCATCTGTTCGCCTACGATAATTCTAGCTAATGCTTGAATCACATTTTCAACGACAGAGCCACCCCATATGCCTACATCTCCTGCTCGTGATTTGTAAACATAACGACTTCTTGTTTCTGATGTATCTAGTCGTAAGTTAGGGTAGGTGATATATAAACCATTCGGTAGCTTGATACCCTTAGGGGTAACTAACAAGCATTTGTGATGTCCAATATAGTATGGCTCTTTATTCATAGGCCAATCAGATATATCGGCTATGGCATTATCACATTCTCGCCATAATTCAATTACTTTATCATTTACTTCTCGGTAAACTTTTACAAGTCTTTGACATTCAGCATCGCTTAAATCAGCACCAGGCGGCGATGTCTTTAGTGTGTGTTGTAGCTTTGACCAACCTGTGCCGTAACCTAATCCAAGTGTGCAAGTCTTGCCAACAAAACGTTCTGTTGCATCGGCTTTAGTAATAGGTCTATCATATACTTTAGATGCAAACTCTGAATAAACATCTCGTCCTTCTCTATACCATTGGACTACATCTTCTTGGCCTGCAATCCATACCAATACACGAGCTTCAATTTGTGATGAGTCACAATTAATAACTTGATGTCCCACTGGAGCCATAATAGCATTCTTTAATGCTTTCTTTTTCTTATCTCTTGATGGTAGGTTTTGAAAATTAACTTTATCTAATCCTGCCCATCTACCTGTGTGTGCACCATAATATTTTAAAGGGATAGGAAGTTTGCCTGCATTACGTTTACCAATACCAAGAAAGCGTTCAATGCGAGATTCTTCCATAGTTGATTTTGTGCCTAATCTTACACGACATAACTCTTGAATAAATATATCTTCATGCTCTGTAAGTTCTATAAACCCTACATCATTTTTGGCTAAAGCAAATGTATCCTTACCTGTTGCAGGACTTACTTTTATAGGCACAGGAATGTTTAGTTCGGTAAGAAGTTCAGCAAATTGTTTATTAGATGCTAGTATGACTCTTACTTCTTCTTCTGAATGACAATTTAATCTATTCATTAAACCTGCTAATAGACTTTGTTTATCGTTCTTTACTATCTCTAATCTCTCTATTAATATTGCGTCATTGACTTCAAGCGTAGGCTCGGTATACATGCGAATAGTAATATCAATAAGGTCTATTTCATTTTGTGGAAAATCTTGGGCTAATACATTAAATAACTTATAAGTTAAGTCAACGTCATTTTTACAATACCCACCATACCTATCTAATTCAGCTAGACTAAAGTTTTCTAATCGTTTACCCTTGGCATCAAGAACCTCTGTGCCCTTCTGTCCTAGTTTATATTTCTCAACTAAAAAAGCTAATGAACCACCAACGTTGACACCATGTATAGCACGAGCCATGCACAGAGTATCAATATAAAGTTTCGGGGATATATTAAAAATAAAACTAAGGATAGCACCGTCAAATAACATATTGTGGCAAAGTAGAGCAGAGTCTTGAATATTATATCCATCAAGAATAGACTGTAATTCGTCTTTCGTGCCCGTATGCCATTTAGTATCTTCTTCATTTATTTTTACTCCTACTCCTATGACTTGAAATTGTGGTGACCTAATATATTCTTCTGTGGTAAGTCCAGATAGACTAAAGCCTGTGTCATAAAATGTTTCAAAGTCTAAGGTTATTAATTGCATGAATGCTTTCTAAATTGGTGGGCTACTTGCGGTTTATGTAATTGCAAAAATACCATTTTTAACATATAAATAAAGTGCTTTCGCCCGTTGTTATATTACAGATAGTATTATAAGTGAGGTTGTAACTATTGCAAGTAAAATCTTTAGATTTCTGTCTTCTTTTTTAGTGAAGTCATCTTTGTGGTATGTTCCCCCCCAAGCCTCTCTTGCTGAACGTGGTGTAGGTTTATCTATTGAATCAGGTTGAAAGAACCTCCAACCTCTTTTTGCGTTTTTAACAAAAACTCTTCGTTGCCAATCTTCAAAATGTCTGATAGCTATTCTTGCACTGGGGTCAAAGTTATTTAATTTTGCGTTTTGCACAATACGTCTCCTCTTTTTTTGTTTAATATGCAAATTATTTGTGGTGTTTTTGATATTCATTTCTACAATCTACCGAGCACCAACGACGGCTATCACCTATACTTTCCTCACACCATATACATTTACCCGTTGTGTTTGAGGGTGTTGTAGCTTTATTATGTGCATTAGTTAAGGCGGTATTAATCATCTGTTGTAGATAATCATTGGCTATGTCGGCTTCGTCACTCATTTAAAAAAGGCTTCCTTTGGAATCACTAAATTTACTTTGTTCTATTTTAAAATGTTTTCTCCATGCATGCCCTCTTTTTTGTGGCGCAGGTAAAGTAATTAAACCTTTACTTTCTAGCTCTCTCAATCTAGTATGATTACCAATGGTATGTTGCATAATTTGATTTCGGCTAGCGTTTGGAAATTTAGACATATAGTCTAATACATGTTTGATGATGTCATCATCTTTAATTCGTGCATATGCTCTCATATAAAACATTCTCCTACTAAGTTTAAACATTCTTGAAACGGACTAATACTTGATTGCTTCTCTACTTCTAATTTAATTACATTCTTACCTTGTTCTTTATGCCACTTAGCTTCTTTGGCCGACCATCTATACTTACGGACAATCTCACCATCTTCATCTACAACTGCATAACTAAACGGAATCATTTTACTTCCTTCCACCAGTATTTATGCCCTCTAATTTTTTTTAAAAAAACGTGCCATCTTTTATTTTTATCAGATACTCGCATCTTTATATAGCGTCTAAACCTTTTAGCAATCGGCCATGTAGCGTTGCATTTATAAACAATCATTTTAATATACTCCAACAGATTTGTAGTTTGTTCCAAAAAGATAATTTCTTTGTGTTTGCTACCATGTAATCTGATAATGCTTTTTGTATGCCCGCTTGCAATATAACTTCTCTACCTGCTTGGTTCATATCTAATGTTAATTTGCAATCACCTTGGTTTGTATCTTTAATACTTACTACTTTGATATATGGTTTTCTAGTTGCCATTAAAAACTCCTTTGTTCAAAACATTGTAAGTGTGACTTAACAAACATATTAGTTTTTACTTCTTCATATAGTTCACCTTGTATGCATTTTAAATTCACTTTGGATTTCTTTTGCATGTGAGTGTATGAACCTAATCCATATCCTGTAAATATTGCTACAACAATAATTATACCTATAATTAACTTATCCATCATAACCCTCCATAAGCTTCAGTTAATTTTCTTGTTGACTCTTTATAACTTTTAACACCTGTAATCTTTTCTGTCTGCGACTCATCTTTAAATAAAGGTGTGATTGAAATGTAATGTTTTTTAGATGGCAAATCGCGTATCCATGACAATTCGGTTGGTCTAAATTGTGTAATAGATGACCACACTAAATCACCATTGATATTGAATTCTTCTATTGCCCATGCGTAGGGTTGTTGTTTAAGGGTTTCTTGCATATTTACCCTCTCCTTGTTTATAAAATATTAGTTTCGACCATTTGACTACTGGTTTTAGATTATACCATGATTTTGGTTTCGTGATAGTGGTATCGTGAAAATGTGTTGCACCATATGAATAGTCTACCTCTAGACGATGTAACACTTTATAGGCTAGGTCTTTATACTCTTGTCGAATTACCTGTGGGGGTTTGACATAACCATACCAACTAAATTGTGCAGGTCGTTTCATTTCACGGCATACATTTTTGTAATCAAAGTCTGCTCGTCTAAACAATACATAACCAACGGCAATTTGACCTTGACGTGGTTCGTGTGCAGACTCCATGTAAATCGTTGTGGCTAGGCACATCAATGCTTGGTCTAACATAGCTACCTCCTTTTTATGGGAACTGGTTTCTATTTTTTTAGAAAGTGAGATTTAGTTTCTTCGAGTGTTTCGTGTTCGATGAGTTTGTCTAGATACCATCGGGCTTTCTTCAAGTCCTCGGTTCCGTTTTTGAATTTGTATCTCCAAACATATTTAATTACATTTGCGACACATACTGCGGCGATACCAAACAAGCCTTTGACAGCTTCTTCAATAGCGTTAATGCACTCAATTTTTCCTTGAGTGTAATGCGATGGGTGATTTACATTATCTTTTTTATTCATACTACCTCCTTATCAGAGTTTCTAATTCCTCTATGTTACTCTCATTTATGACTATTGCCAAGCCACCATTAGAATTTATACGGTCGATGTTGTTTTTTTGCAACGCAGTTAATACACCTTTACCTGCCTTACATTCTATGGCAATAAATTTACCTTGATGACAGATGATGATATCGGGCACTCCACTTCTGCCATATCCTCCTGTCTGTGGGAAAAAATAATAACACCCTAACTTATCTAAAAACTTTTTTATTTTGTTTTTAACTTTTGCTTCGGGTGTCAT